GCAGTTATCCCCCCGCCAGAGACACTTCGGTCTCGCGGCCACCAGGGAGACGACATGACCTCCCACTCCCAGTTGCCGGTTCCGGCCTGATGGGAGGCTTCCGGTACAACACGGCGCAGTGGAAGCGCACCAGAAAGGCTGTGCTTGAGCGTGACGGCTACCGCTGTCGCATCATGGGCAGGAAGTGTGAGGTCACTGCGGGCGCGGCAGACCATATCGTGCCGATCGAGGCCGGCGGCCCGATCTACGACATGGACAACCTGCGGGCGTCATGCCAGCCATGCAACTCATCCAGGGCGGCGCGGACCAAGCACCGTGAAGGGTGGCGCCGGTCAGGGACGCTGATTGTGTTGGTTATCGGCCCACCTGGTGCCGGGAAGTCGACGCTGGTTGCCGAGCGTGCCGGACCGAAGGACGTGGTCGTCGATTTCGACAGGATCGCGCAGGCGCTGGGGTCGAAGGTCACCCACGATCACGACAGCGAGGTTGCAGGTGCTGCACGGAACGCGGTGATTCGCAAGATCCAGCGAGGTGAACTGAAGGCCCCGAGCGCGTGGATCGTGTCCGCTAATCCGAAGGCCGAGACGATTTTCCCGCATCACAAGGTTGAGCTGGTGGATCCGGGGCGGGACGAGGTGCTGGCCCGTTGTCGGGCCGCAGGCCGACCGGCGAAGTGGGTCGCGCTCGTTGAGGACTGGTACCGCCAGCACGCACAGTCCGGTCCGGTGGGCCCGTCGCGGGAGTGGTGATGAACAGCTGTGGTGATTGCAGCTTCGAGGCGAATTCGGCTCAAGGGCTCAGCTCGCATCGTCGCAACAAGCACTCCGGCGGTGCCGTCGATTCTGTCCCTGCCGGTACGCCGATGGTGGCTGCGATGAGACGTACGCTGGTCGAGCTCGAGCGTCTCGGCCGGTTTGAGGCGGTGGATGCTGCACGGGTCCAGGCGCTGATGTCCATGGCCGAATCTCTGGATCAGAACCCTTTCAACAGCCAGATGTGGCGCGAGCTTCGTGAGTCGCTGAACGAGGTGACGAGGGCGGATGACGATGCTGATGACGGCCTCGCCGCCGCGCTCGCGCAGATCGCGGGCGCAACCTCGGTGGGCGACCCGGAGACGTCTTGAACGACCCACCTACGGCGGTCAGGTCGGCGAGGTAGCCAAGCTGCTCGGCACCCCGTTGATGCCGTGGCAGCAGTTGGTGGCTGACATCGCCCTGGAGGTTGTCCCCGAGACTGGGTTGCTCGCCTACCGCGAGGTCTGGTTTTCGGTGATGCGCCAGTCCGGGAAGACCACGCTGGCGCTGCCGATGCAGGTCCACCGGTGCATCGCCCCGGTGTGGGGGTCGCCGCAACGGGTGGTTTACACCGCACAGACCGGCTGGGAGGCGAAGACGAAATTTCTTGAGGACCAGGTCCCGATTTTGCAGGCATCGCCGCTCGGGAAGCTGGTTACGAAGGCTGGCGGCGGCCGTATCCGTCGGGCGCAGGGCGATTGGGGCGCGAACTTCGGTGGGACCGGCGGGTCGATCGACGTGCTCGGCTCGTCACCGTCTGCAGGTCACGGTCGCACCCTCGATCTTGGCGTGATCGATGAGGCGTGGAAGGACGAGGACGATCGGCGTGAGCAAGCGATCCTTCCGGCGATGGTGACTCGTCCGATGGCGCAGATGCTCGGGTTCTCCACGATGGGGACCGACGCGTCGACGTACCTCAACCGGAAGGTCGAGACTGGCCGGACCGCTGCGGTCGAAGATGTCGGAACCGGGGTGGCGTACATCGAGTACTCCATTCCCGAGGACGAGGACCTCGACGACCCGGAGGTCTGGTGGAATTACATGCCCGCGCTCGGGTACACGATCACCGAGCCGGCTGTGGCTCACGCCCGCCAGACCATGACTGACGGCGAGTTTCGTCGGGCGTTCGGGAACCAGAAAACGAAGTTGGGCGAGCGCCTGATCCCGTCAGAGCTGTGGGACCAGGTCCAGGACCCCACCGCCGAACCGGGCGCGAAGTCCACGTTCGCGTTGGACGTGGATCGTGAGCGCGGAACTTGGGCGATCGCGGCTTCGGACGGCGAGTCTGTCGAGGTTCTCGATCATGGCGGGCTTCGTCCGGTGGAGTGGTTCTCTGCGAATGACGGCCGGAAGCGCCGTCCGGTTGTCATCGACGATTCGGGTCCGGCTTCCTCGATCGCGGACGAGCTTGAGGCGATGCGTGTGAAGGTTATCCGCCGGTCGCGCGCCGACGTTGCGGATGACTGCGGACGGATGTTTGACGCGATCGCGGACGGGGTCGTGCGGGTCCGGCCGTCGTCTCAGGAGCTTGACGAGGCGGTCGCGGGTGTCGTGAAGAGGCCGGTCGGTGACCGGTTTGTCTGGTCCAGGTCGACGTCGTCGGCGTGTGTCACCCCGCTGATGGCGATCACGTTGGCGTTCTCGTCGCGCGACAAGAAACCAGAGCCCCGTATCCGAGTCTTAGGAGCGTGACGTGAACCGTCTGTCCCGCGCCGTCACGGCGCTCCAGAAGCACCGCCAGTCTGCGGCAGAGTTCGCCGGTTTCGTGCTGGTCGCAGCCGGTGTCGCGCTGGTCTATCTGCCTGCGGGGATCATCACCGCCGGGCTGGTTCTGGTCCTGGCTGGCAACGTGGGCCGTAGCTGATGCCGCTCCTACGCAGTCTGATGGGCCGGTCGATCAACGCGACCGACTCGCCGTGGGACACGATCTTTGAGCCGTCGGTGACGGCGACCGGCAAGCGTGTCACCCCGTCCGACTCGCTGCGGGTCGCAACCGTGTACGCGGCCGTGCGTCTGCTGGCTGAGTCGGTGTCGTCGCTGCCTGCCTCACTGATACTGCGTGAAGGGAACAGGCGCACCACGCAGGACGGGCCGCTGTCCGACCTGCTGACCGTGCAGCCGAACGAGGAGCAGGACGCCCCGGACCTGTGGCGCACGGTGATGGGTTGGATGCTGATTGAGGGCGACGCCTACGTGTACGTGGAGCGTGACCGCAACGGGATGCCGACGGCGTTGTGGCCGTTGCCGACGACTGGTGTGACCGTCGGGCGGACTCCGTCCCGGCGGCTGTACTACAACGTGAGCCTCGCGGGCGACGATCCGGATCTTGGTTTCAACGTCGCACGGCTCGGTCCCGAGTCGGTGTTGCACTACAAGGCGTTTGGGACCGGGCTGTATGGGCTGTCCCCGATCCGTCAGGTCCGCGAAGCGGTCGCCACCAGTCTGGCGGCGCAGGAGTACATGGGCAGGTTCTACCGGCAGGACGCCTCTCCCGGCGGTGTGATCAAGGTTCCTGACGAGTTGAGCGATGAGCAGTTCGAGCGGCTCAACAAGCAGTGGAAGGAGTCGCACCAGGGCGTCCAGCGGTCACACATGATGGCCATCCTTGAGGCCGGCGCAACGTGGCAGACGGTCGGGCTGAACCCTGGCGACGCCGCGTTCATCGAAACGCAGAAGTGGGAGACTGTCGAGATCGCCCGTGCGTTCGGTGTTCCGCCGCACATGATCGGCGACGTGGAACGTTCCACCAGCTGGGGGTCGGGGATCGCGGAGCAGGGCATCGGGTTTGTGACTTACACGTTGACGCCGTGGATTACCCGCCTGGAATGGGTTGCCCGTCGTGGTCTGCTCGCGTCGGTTGACCGTCGGCTTCGCTACAAGGTCCGGGTCGACGGGTTGCAGCGTGGCGACACCAAGTCCCGTTACGAGGGTTATGCGATCGGGCGGACCTGGGGTTGGCTGTCCACCAACGACGTTCGCACGTTGGAGGACATGGACCCGGTCGAGGGCGGCGATGTGTACTTGCAGCCGCTCAACATGGTTCCTGCCGACATTGCTGAGGCTTCGCCGGACGACCCTGACCGTTCGCATCGTAAGGTCCGGTCGGGCGCGTCGCGGCGGAAGATTGCCGAGCGGTACGCCAGCCTGATCGCCGATGCTGACCGGGAGGTCGCCGAGTACGAACAGGAACAGGTCGGCCGTCTCGTCCAAGCCCACCTAGTGGACCGCAACCGGTCGCCCGGCACGTTCATGGAAGCGATCGAACAGCTCTACAACGGCGGCGTCCGCGACAACATCATCGAACTGTGGACCCCGCCGCTCGCCGCACTGGCTGCAGCCATCGCTGTCGAAGCTGCCGATGAGGTCGGCGGGGGCGACCCGCCCGACCTCGCACGGTGGGTGCGCGCCTACGTCGCGTCGCACGCCGAATTCCAGGTTGGCCGGTCGATCTCGAAGCTCCGCACCGACACGGCCGCCGAAGACGCTGCCGGCGCGGTCCGTTCCCGGCTCGAAGGATGGGTCGCTGACCGTCCTGCGGTGACGGCCCGGTGGGAGTCCACACAGATGTCGCGTTCCGCTGCCCGTGAGACGTGGCGTACCCAAGGTGTACGCGAACTGGTCTGGACAACGGTGGGCGACAACTGCGACATCTGCGACGACCTCGACGGGAAGGTCGTCGGGATCGAGCAGCCGTTCATCACCGCCGGAGACAAGCTGCCTGGCGGTGAAGGGCAGAACGATCTGGAGGCGAAACGCAACCGGTTCACTCCGCCGCTCCATCCCGGCTGCGATTGCGATATCACGCCAGGGTGAGCGACACAGAGGTCAGCGCATGAACGATGAGAAGCAGGAACCGACCGATGAGCAGGAACACGAAACGAAGCCGCCACGTGACCGGAAGATCGCTCGGCCGCCACGTGACCGGATGAAACGACGACCGGAGAATGACCGATGATCCAGTACCGGATGGCCCACCGTGCCGAAACGGATGATCCGGACGGCCCGCTGCGTTTCGTGATCGCCACCGAAGGCCGCAAGGGCGACGGCATCGACCTCAAGATGGGCAACGTAGACCTGGCCCGTTACGAGGCCAACCCGGTGGTGATGGCGATGCACGATTACGCACGTCTCCCGATCGGCCGGGCCGAGAACGTCACGGTGGAGGACGGCCGGCTGATGGCCGACGCGATCTTCGACCTCGACGATCCGGCCGGCGCCGAGATCGACCGCAAGTACCGGCAGCGGTACATGTCTGCGGTCTCCGTCGGCTTCGACGTGTACGACGTTGACGACTTCGGGGTCCCGGCACGGTGGGAGCTGCTCGAGTTCTCGGCGGTGCCGATCCCGATGGATGGTGACGCGCTGGTCGAGTCCGGACGGCAGGCCCGCGCGCTCGCCGAGGTTCTCGCCGAGGTCCGCACCGGGCGGCCCGACGATGACGCGATCGCCCGGATCGTGGAGGACACCGTCGCCCGACTGCGCGCCACCGAGACCGTCGGCAACGAGGAACCCCCGGCGGCTTCCCGGCTGGCGCTCGCGAAGCTCCGACTCAAACTCCACGAGGCCGCCTAACAACTTCACGGGCACGGCGAACGGCACCTGTCGTGGCAGGTGCCGTCGTCATGTCCGGACCCCATGCGATGACCGTCTGTTGCGGCAGCCGGCAGGTGTGGCCCGAAACCGAACAACACGAAGGAGGACGCATATGCCGTCCGTCGTAGATCTCAAGCAGGAACGGGCCCGTCTGATCGGCGAGGCCCGCACACTCATCGACACTGCCGAGGCCGCAAACCGTGACCTCGACGCGACCGAGACCGAGACGTACAGCCGGATCGACGGCGAAATCGCCAGTTCCACTGCCCGGATCGTCCGGCAGGAGCAGGCCGAGCAGCGTGACCGTGACGCCGCAGTCGACCCTATTCCCAATGTCGAGGACGACGACGGCGAAACTCTGGAAGACGAGTTTCGTGCGTTGGCTCGCGGCGAACGCCGCAACGTCACCGTCAACTACAACGCCGGCGACGTACGTCGCCGTGACCTCACCGTCGCGACCGACACTGCAGGCGGGTTCACCGTCCCCGAAACGTTCGTCGGGCGGCTCTACGAGTTCCTCACCGAACGGTCCGCGATCCGGCAGACCAACGCGACGGTGCTCACCACCCAGTCCGGTGAGAAGATGCTGATCCCCAAGGCAACCAGCCACGGCGGTGCCGCACTGGTTGCCGAAGGTGCTGCCATCGCCGAGGACGACGCGGCATTCGGCCAGGCCGAGTTGGACGCCTACAAGTATGGGCAGCTCATCCAGCTTTCGTCCGAGCTGATCGCCGACACGGGTGTGAACCTGCTCGACTTCATCGCCCGCGACGCGGGCCGTGCGCTCGGTGAAGCGACCGGAACCCACTATGTCACTGGCGATGGCAGCTCGAAGCCGTCCGGTGTTGTGGGTGACTCCACTCTCGGGGTTACGGCTGCTGCGTCCGGTGCGGTCACGACCGACGAGCTGATCGACCTGTACTTCTCTGTGATTGAGCCGTACCGGCGTAATGCGTTCTGGCTGTTCAACGACTCGGTTGCTGCGGCAGTCCGCAAGCTCAAGAACTCCAACGGGGATTACCTGTGGGAGTCGAGCTTGCGCAATGGTTCTCCGGACCGGATTTTGGGTCGGCCGGTGATCACCGACCACAACATGGCCGACATGGCAGTCAACGCCAAGACGGTGCTGTTCGGCGACTTCTCCGGCTACTACATCCGTGACGTCGGCTCGATGCGGTTCGAACGTTCTGACCACTTCGCGTTCAGCTCTGATCTCGTGACCTTTAGGTCGATCATGAGAACGGATGGCAAGCTCGTGGATACCACCGGTGCCGTGAAGCACCTCGCCCAGGCTGCGGCCTGATCCCAAAGCCGGGGCACCTTGACGGGTGCCCCGGCCTTCACTCGCGAAGGAGAGAACATGCCGAAGGTCACAATGAAGCGGCAGGTGTCCGGAACACGCAACGGCAAGCCGTGGCCGAAGGCCGGAGAAACGGTCGAGGTGTCCGACGACGAGGCAGCGTCGTTGATCCGTCAGGGCAACGCCACATCCGACGACGACGGTCCGCCATCCGGGTCTGCCCCGAAGGGTGACTGGGTCGCCTATGCCGACACTCTCGACGTTGACACGGACGGCCTGACCAAAGCCGAGATCATCGACGCGGTGTCCTAACGATGGCCTATGCCGACACCATCGACCTCGACGCGCTCGTGCAGGGCGAGATCCCTTTCGCCACTGCGGCCCTGCTCCTCGATTTGGTCGCAGACGAGATCGACCTCGGGGCAGGACGGCCGTTGGCCGAGACGGCACGTGTCGAAACGTTCGACGGCCCAGGGGCTTCCACACTGTGGCTTGACTGGCCGTTGTCGGAGGTCACCTCCGTCAAGGTGGACGGCATCACTTTGACCGCCGACGGGGGCTACACGTGGTCTCGGTCGGGATGGCTGACCCGTATCGGTGATGTCTGGGCAGCGGGCAGCGTGATCGAGGTGGCCTACACGTCCGGGTTCCCGGCCGGTGCTCCCGAGCTTGGTGTTGCCCGCCGTGTCAGCCTAGAGATTGCGGCGCGGGTGGCCGCGAATCCGCAGGCTCTTGAGTCGTTGACTGCCGACGGTGTGTCGGCGACGTTCGGTCTGGGGCTCGGACTTGACGACGCCCAGAAGGCCGACATCCGCCGGTTCACGTCACGTAGGCGGGTTGCATGAAACTTTCCGGGCCGCTCCAAACGCTCGGTACTTATGTCGGCCGGCTGATGGTGTCTGGTGCGGTGTGGCGCAAGCAGACTGTGGCTGATGGTGGCGGTGGCCAGACGGTCACCTGGGTCGAGCAGGCCGTGACCGTCGATGTACAGCTTGTCTCGCCGTCGGACACCGAACGTGAGACGGCCGCACAGCAGGGCGTTGAGGTGACCCATACGGCTGTCCTGCCGGTGGGAACCACGGTCCGTCGTGGCGATCGGCTGGTCATCGGCGACGTCACGGTGGAGCTGGTTTCGGACCCGCTGACCGCAACCCATTCGTCGGTCGCACGCGCGACCGTGAAGCAAGAACCGTGGGACGAACCTCTCTGAGCTAAGGAGCCATCATGGCCAGCGTCACGTATCGGAATAAGACTTCGAAGAAGACGGCGACCTATTCGCAGCCGAATCCGCGGCTTGAGCGTTCGGAGGGTTGGGAGCGTGTCGGGCAGCCGCCGAAGAAGCCGGCCGACGCCAAGCCCAAGTCTGAGGGCTGACTGTGCCGTCGGTTATCGTCTCCGGTGTCAGCGATCTGAAGGCGGCGTTGGAACGTGTCGGCAGCCAGGTCGCCGAACGGGTTGTGCAGGCTGTGGCTGACGAGGGCGACCAGGTCCAGGCCGACGCACGCTCGTTTGTCAGGGTCGACTCGGGCGACCTGCAACAGTCGATAACACCGTTCGTCTTCGCGAGCGGGATGACGGTTGAGGTCCGTCCGCGCAGTTCCGCGTCGGAACTCGATCCTGTGAACTTATCGATCAAGGCGAACACGAACGAGTTCAGCAGGCAGGGTAGGCCGGGGCAGCCGTACATGGTCCCGGCGGCCGAGCTGTCGCGGGCACGCTGGCCGGGCCGTGTCGCGCAGGCAGTGAAGGGTGCCGTCGATGGCTAGCCCGAACGCGTCACCGTTGTGGCCGATCCAGACCGCCATCTATGCGCTGCTCACCGGCGACGCCGCCCTGTCGGGCAAAATCACGGGCGTGTACGACGAGGTCCCCGAAGGTGCAGCGTTCCCCTATGTGGTGATCGGGGAGCACACCCTGACCCCGCAGGGTGCCCACGACCGGTTCGGGGCACGCACCACGATCACCCTTCACGCCTGGGGCACGTATCACGGCATGAAGGAGGTCGCTGGGCTGCTCGACGATCTGGTCCGCATCATCGACCACCAGACGGTGGTGGTGGACGGTCATGCCACGGTTGCGGTCCGGCTCGAGCAGGTTGTGACGATGCGGGACCCCGGTGATGCGGATCTTCGTCACGGGATCGCCAGGTTCGCGTTGGAGACCGAATATCAGGCCGCCTGACGGCCTGTACTACCTCTCGTCCGTGCCGTCCGGTGCGGACGTTTCTGTGCCGCTGAGCGGCAGAAAGGCACCAAAATGGCCGGCACCGATGCGTTTGGGACGTCCCTGTCGCGTGGAGATGGCGCGGAACCCGAGGTGTTCACCGCGATTGCGAACATCACGGCGTTGACCCCTCCCGGCATCTCGCGGGAGACGCTTGACGTCACCGCGCACGACTCCCCGGACGGGTACATGGAGTTCATCGGCGGATTGAAGGACGCCGGCGAGGTCAGTTTCGACGTCAACTATGAGCCGTCTGTCCATGACGTGTTGGTCGCCGATTTCGAGGTGGCCACCCCGATCGACTACGAGGTTGCGTTTCCCGACGGGACCGTGTGGGCGTTCGGCGCGATCCTGACCGGGTTCGAACCCGACGCCCCGTACGACGGCAATCTCACCGCATCGATCACCATGAAGGTCAGCGGCAAGCCCGTCATCACGGCGGCCGCCTGATGACCGACTATCTCAGTAAGGATGCGATCCTCGGTGCGGACGACCTGCCGTTCGAGGATGTGGAGGTCGAGTCGTGGGGTGGGACCGTCCGGGTCCGCGGTCTCACCGGTACCGAGAGAGACCGTTTCGAGTTCTACCTCGCGGCGGTGAAGGACTCGCCGGACAAGGTCGAGGTCCGCGCCAAGATTGTGGGGTGGTGCCTGGTGGACGCCGACGGGAAGCGCCTGTTTACCGACAAGGAGGTCGGCAAGCTCGGCGCCAAGTCCGGGGAGGCGATTGACCTGGTGTTCGATGTGGTCCGGCGACTGTCCGGGATGGGAGACAAGGCGAAGGAGAAAGCCGCCCAGGATTTCGGGACCGCCCCGGACGACGATTCACCTTCCGGCTAGCTGCCCATCTAGGGTTGCCGCACGGCGAGATGCTGTCGCGGATGTCGGCCCGCGAGTTGACTGAGTGGGCAGCTTACGAGCAGGTGGCTGGCCCGTTGGGTGGCGAACGTGCGGACGTGCAGGCTGCGATGACGGCCTACTACATCTGTTCGGCGTTGGGGGCGAAGAAGTTGAAGCTCGACAAGTTGTTGCCGAAGTGGGACCGGCGGCCGGTGCAGCCGTGGCGTCAGATGCTGATGCTGGCGGAGGCGATCACCCGGCAGCATGGCGGCGACGTCAACCGGTAGGCGACCGGTCCACATAGCACAAAGTGCCTTCCATGGCGTTGCGGATGTCGGATGTCATCGACTCGGCGACGTCCTCGTCGTGCCCGCGTTCGACCATCTCTGCGAGGAGCTCGTCGCCTGGGTTGGGTTCGTCGCCGCTCACGTACCCGTCGGTGAGGTCGCACGCGACGAGTCCGAGGTCGACCATCTCGGCCTCGTCGTACTCGGCCATCCGTTCGGGCTCTCTTGCGCGTAACCCGTCGAGGTAGGCGGTCTCGTCGGCCGTGTCCATGCGAGTCGCGGAGGACTGCATCTCCGCTACCGCGGCTGGCTTGTCACCGCTGCACCCCGCTAGCAGCACCGTCGCGGCCAGTGCCGCTATTGCACGTCGCATCCCTATCCCATCGGTCGTAGGAGGCTAGCTGTGGCGAACCTAGCGGACCTCAGCGTTAGTATTGGCGCTGACACATCCCAGCTATCCGGAGACTTCGACAAGGTCCCTGGTATGGCCGAAGATGCCACGGGCGGGATCGTCGACAAGTTCAAGGATCTCGGCTCGAAGCTTGCGCCGGTAGCGAAGGCAGCCGGTGTGGCGGCCGCCGCTGCGCTGGTCGTCGGTGCGCTGGAAGGCATAGAGCGTGAGGCGCTGGGCGACAAGCTCGCAGCGCAGCTCGACCTCTCAGCGGAGGAGTCGGCACAGGCAGGCCAGATCGCCGGTTCGTTGTACGCAGGCGCGTACGGCGACTCGTTCGGAGCGGTCAACGATGCGGTCGGGTCGGTGGTTTCCACGCTCGGGGGCCTCGGCGAAGCAGACGTAGAGGGACTCTCAGCCAAAGCACTCGACCTTGCGTCCGCGTTCGATCTGGATGTGGGGCAGGCTGTGACTACGGCCGGGGTGATGCTCCGCAACGACCTCGTCGGCGATGCCGATGAGGCGTTCGACCTGATCACGACTGGCCTCCAGTCCGTTCCGGCCGCGATGCGTGACGAAATTTTTCCGGTTATGGAGGAGTACGGCGGCAACTTCGCGTCGCTCGGGATCGACGGGCAGGGAGCGATGGAGATCATCGTCGCGGCTTCTGACGGTGGCGTGATAGCGATGGACAAGGTCGGTGACGCCCTCAAAGAACTTACGATTCGTGGCACCGACATGTCGACCGCGTCCGTCGATGCGTATGGCGCTGCGGGCCTGTCTGCGGAGGAGATGGCGAGCAAGCTTTTGGAAGGCGGCGACAGCGCCAACGACGCGTTCGGTCAGATCATCGACGGGCTGTTGTCGATCGAGGACCCGACCGAACAGGCGAACGCGGCCATCGGGCTGTTCGGTACTCCGCTCGAGGACCTCGGGACGTCGGAGATCCCGGCGTTCCTTGAGTCTCTCGGCGGGATGGAGGGCGGCCTCGGTGATGTTGAGGGTGCGACCGACAGGATGGGTGACACTCTCAATGACAATGCGTCCACCAAGATTGCGGGGTTCACGCGTGGCGTCGAAGGGTTCCTTGCGAAAGTTGTTGAGGCGCCAGGTGCGCTCGGTAACGTCGCGACGGCAGCGGCAGGTATGGGATCGGTGCTGGAGCCGGTGGGTCCGGCGATCGCCGGTGTCGGGTTCATCTTTAAGGATCAGCTCGTGAAGATGGCGTCGTCGATGGCGTCCGGTGTGGCGTCGGCCGTGTCGTGGGCTGCTTCGATGGCGGTGACGGCTGCTTCTACGGTTGCCCATTGGGTGGCGATGGCGGCCACGTCGACAGTCAACGCTGCGAAGATGGCGGCGTCGTGGGTCGTGTCGCACGTCACTGGCGCCGCTACGGCGTTGGCTTCGCTCGCTACAGCGGTCGTAGCGACGGTCGCCGGATGGGTGACGATGGCAGCCCAGTCGCTCGCGCAGGCAGCCCGGATGGCTGCTGCGTGGGTGATCGCGATGGGCCCGATCGGCTGGATCATCGTCGCCGTGGTCGCACTGGTCGCGCTGATCATCGCCAACTGGGACGAGGTTGTCGCGTTCACGAAGAAGGCGTTCGACTGGGTGATGGACAAGATCGGCGACGCCTGGACGTGGATCAAGGACACGACGTCGAAGGCGGTCGCTGCGGTGGTCGGGTTCTTCACCGACCTGCGGGACAAGGCGGTCGATCTGGTCGGACGGCTGCGGGACAAGGTCACCGGGTTCTTCACCAGCATGGTCGACAGGGTCAAGACGACCGTGTCCGGCTGGGTCACCTCCGTCATCGGGTTCTTCGTCGACCTGTGGAATCGGGCGGTGGCCAAGTCGGACGAGATCGAGGCGGCGGTCGCGCAGGCGTTTCGGGACATGAAGGACAAGGCCGTCGGGTTCGTCGGCGACCTGAAGGACGGTGCGGTCGAAAAGTTCGAAGAGCTGGTGGGCTGGGTCAAGGAGCTACCGGGCAAGATCCTGCGTGGCCTCGGCGATCTCGGCACCATGCTGCTCGGGGCCGGTAAGGCCATCCTCGGCGGGCTGTGGACCGGGCTCAAGGACAAGTGGTCGGACGTGACCGACTGGGTCGGTGGGCTCGGCGGCAAGATCAAGGACTTGAAAGGACCGATACAGGTCGACCGGAAGCTTCTGGTCGACGAGGGCGGCGCGATCATGGGCGGGCTCGGTAAGGGCCTTGCGTCCGGCTGGGCGGATAACGAGAAGCTGCTTGGCGGGATGGCATCACAGATTCAGGGGACG